GTTGGCCGTCTCAGCTGCGGTGTCCGCGACGACGGCGCCCGTCTTCACCCCGAGCCTCGCCGCCAAGATGCCCAAGGCGGTTCCGAGCGTGTCGGACACCGACTTGACGGTGCCCATGGTCTCCCGCCACGTGTCGAACGGCGCGTTGACCGTCCGGGCGACCGCCTCGAGGCCGGCCGTGACCTGGGTGAGGATCTTGAACGTTCCGACCATCCCGACGAACGCCGCTGTCAACGCGACGATCACGCCTGCGGGCAGCTTCGAGAACGCGGCCGCCAGCGCCGACACGAGCGGGTGCAACGCGACGATGACGCCGGCCAGCGCACCCAGCACCGGCGCCAGCGCGAGCAGCAGCGGAAACAGCAGCTGCATCGGAACCTGCACCCCGGCGACCGACACGCCCAAAGGTCGCATCCGGCTGGCGAGCCCGTCGGCGGCGTCCCTCGCCTCCCGCGTCGCGAACTTGAACGCCAGCCACGCGGTGACCATGGCGCCGAGCACCGGCGCCGGGATCGCCTCGATGATCTTCACCAGCGCGTTCGCGACCCACAAGGCGATCGGAGCCAGCGCCTCAAGGAGGCCGGCGAACACCGTCACCAGCGGAATGATGGCCGGCAGAACCGCCGCGAACCCCTCCACGAAAACGACCACGACGCGGCCCAGCGTCTCCGCGATCTGCGGGATGATCGGCGCGACCGCCTTCAGGACCGTCAGGAACGCGTCGCCCAAGACGGTCACGACCGGCAGCAGCGCCGTGAGGAGGTTCTTCAGGACGTCGACCAGCGTGTCGAACAGCGTCGTGAGGGTCGGCAGGAGCGCCGCGATGATCGGCGTCAGCGTCGTGACCAGCGTGCTGAACAGCTCGAGGAGCACCGGCACCAGCGACGCGACCGACTCGAGCACGTCGCCGAACGCCGTCGCGACCAAGCCGATGATCGGAACGACAGCCTGCATGATCTTCGCGATCGCCGGGAACACCGCGTACGCGATCTGCGTCAGCGCCCGGATCACGATCTCCGCGATCGGGACGAGCTGGCTGAGAATGTCGCGGAACGCGGGAAGCAGCGACCTGGCCAAAGGCGCGAGGTTCTTCACGAGCTCGACGAACATGCCCCGCAGCTGAGGGTCGGTCGCAACCAGCGCGATAAACCCGGCGGTGACCGGATTCAGATTGCGAGTCAGATCCCCCAGCAACGGGACAGTCGTCAGCAGGCTCTTGCCCGCGAACGTCGTCAGCGCGGTCGCGACCGCGACGATGACCGGGAACCAGTCTTGGAACGCCTTCGCGATCCGGTCGACGTCGTCGGGCTTCAGCGCCTTGAACCACGCGTCCAGCTGCTTGACGACGTTCTCGAGCGGCTTGAGCAGCGTCGTGATCGCATCCCCGAGCGCCTTGACCAGCGGTGAGAGCTTCTGCCCCGGCTCGAGCGCCTGGGTGATGTGCTTGACGAAGTTGTACAGCGGCAGGATCGTCTCGCCCAGCGCAGGCGTGAACCCCTGGCCGATGGCCACCTGGGCGTCGTTGACTAATCGCGCGAACGAACGCAGCACCTTCCCCGGTTCGGTCATGGCAGCCTCGTAGGTGCCGGCGATCAGCGCCCCTTGGCGCATCACCTCGTTCAGGAACGCCGCCTGTTTCTGCGTCCCGTCGAGCACCTGGGAGAACTGGCCCGTCCTCCCGGACGCAATGTTGTTCGCCTTGGCGTAGTTCTCGTACGCCGTCTCCGCGTCGACCAGGATTCCCAGCTGGCGGAGGATGATCGGGTTCAGCGTCGTGATGCCGTGCAGTAATCGATCGAGAGCTTCGGTCGAGTTGACCTGGCCGATCACCGCCGCGTCCTGCGCCACCCGCGCGAGCTTCGTCGCGTCGGCCATGTTGAGGTTCGCTCGAGCGAACTGCAACGCGACCTGCTGCGCCGTGGCGTACTCGATCCCCGTCTTGCGGATCCCGGCGACCGCCTTGACCATCTCGTCGTAGCTGTACCCCGACGACTTCGCGACGGCCTGCATGGCGACGTCGAGCTCGCCGACGCGCATCGCCGCCGAGCCCGAGCTCACGATGAACGCCGCAGCCGCCCCCGACGCGACGCCCAGGCCGACGGCGGCGCCGCTCATCGCCCGGGTCACGGACGCGCCGACCGACCGCAGGCTCCGCTCGACGCCGCTGACCGCCCCCTCGACGCCTCGGAGCGCCCGGTCGAAGTCCCGCGTGTCCGCAGTGAACTTCGTGTTCAGGGTCGCGATGGTGCTCACTTACCGCGACCCTTCAGCGACTGGAACCACCCCTTGACCTTGTCGGCCACGTCCGTGTTGACGACCTTCCGAACCCCGCTCATCGCCAGCCAGTCCGGGATGAAGTCCTCCGGGCTGTACGGCTTGCGACGCTTCTTCTGATCCCGGTTGACGTTCGCGATCAGCGACGCGACAAGCGCCGACCGCCAGTCGTCACGGGACGGGCCGGCCAGCGGCCCGACGAGCCGCTGGTAGGCACGCCACTCAGCGAACTCGGCGCTGCTCATCCGACGTTGAAGTTCGGCTACTGGGATTCCAAGATGACTGGCGAGCCCGAACCATTCGAGTCGCTCGGGTCGCCGCTGGAGTTTCCCGTCAGTTCCTCCACGTCTTCGTCGGTGAGCCTCGAGAGCTTCTGCGCCACCTCGAACAGGCGTTGCAGCGCGGACGCGCTCTTCTGACCGAGCAGAACCGGGTTGTGAAACACCGGGTCGTTGGTACCGGGCTGGACCGTCGTGCGGGCTACGAGCTTGGCACGGAAGTTCTGCAGGTTCATCCTCGTCCTGCGTCCCTCCATGTTCGTGATCGAAGCCTCCCACGCGTCACGCTCAGTCCCGGTGAGACCACGGACTTGCATCCAGCAGTCCCACTCAGGAATCCAAACGTCCTCGCGGAGGCTGTCGTCGATCGCGAGGATGTCCGCCTCGGTGCCATATCGGCGATCCTCCTCCACGGGCTTGCCGAGAGTAGGTTCGATGTCGGTCACGACGCCTCCTCGCCACTGCTCTCAGGCTCGTGCGAGGGCTCTGACGCACGGCGCCGACGAGGAGCCGGAGCGGTAGCGGTAACCGGCTCGATGGTCGCAGCGGCCGGCTGGAAGCCCGCAGCGGCCATTCCGGACGCACTCTTGCCCATCGCACCGATCGCGAACACGATCAGGTCGCCGTCGGCGTCGTACCACTGCGTCTCGCCGGAGACGGACAGCTCGAAGCTGCCCTGCATCACGTCGGACACAGGCGCGGTGATCGAGTAGCTCGTCAGCGACGCGAGGAACCGGATCGACTGAGACGTCGGGAACACGACACGCCACGGCTGGTTGCCCGCCCGCTGGAAGTCGGCGAACAGGTTGCCCTGCGGCGTGTCGGGGTCGGCGAACAGCTCAGGGACGAAGTTCATCTCGAAGCTCGCCGAACCAGGCGTGATCAACGCCGGGATCGTCTCGACGGCGTAGCCGGGCGACCGATGGTTCGTCACCTCGACCGTGTCGCGGCTCATGTCCAACGGCGTGAGATCGCGGACCTCGCCGATGTCCTGCCACGTGTCGACCGCCTCGAGCGTGCCGTCCCACGCGGTGGGAATCTCGCCGCGTTGCAGCGACGTGGTGTAGCCGAGCATCGCCCGGGTCGGATGCTGCCCCGGGTCGACGTACGGGTTCGGAGTGGGCGTGGTTACTGACATCTGACCTCCTGTGGGGAGTTGATCACTTGCCTATGTAGGCGACGTACGGCGAGTAGAACGTCAGCATGATCCGGCGGTGTACGCCGTCCGGGTCACGGCTCTCACGAGGCTGCTCCCGAAGCAGATGGATCGGGCTCCAGTCCTCGTCGTAGATCAGCGATTGGTGTAGCCGTTCGGTGATCCTTCCTGCGATGCGGATCGCTTCGGCGTAGCCCCTGTAGGTGGACCACACGTCGATCTGAAACCAGACACGATCCGCAGTGCTCGTAAGAATGTCCCGGTACGCGCCCCACGCCGTGCCCCACACCACGTACGGCGTGTCGGCGTTCTCCGGAACGAAGTCGTAAACCTTGATCGGATCCAGATGCTCAGCCAGCGCGGAGCACACCGCCTTCTGGATCACGTAGAACGCCTCGTGGCTGTGCAGCATCGGGTCGGTGACGCGCGGCACCGAGACGCTCATCCAAGCTCCCTGCGCAACTCTTGGGTCATGACCGGCTCGAGCTGCCCGCCGTACTGGTCGGCGGCGGGACGGACGAACGGCCTGGCGGGCTGGTAGCCCTCGTGGCCTGGCCGGCTCGCGCCGAACTCCTGCCACCCCAAGTACGGCGTCTCACCCTCGCGGCCCACCTTCACCCACGTCACCGTACGACTCTCGTCCTCCACCCGGATAGTCGACCGAAGCAGGCCGGTTCTGACAGGCGCCGTCGCGATCATCTGCCGCGCCGCGTCGTCCGCCAGCCGGCGGTGAGCCTTGCGGATCCCCCGGTTGCGCCGCTCGACGATCTCCGGAGGC